TTGCTTGCTCGGTGCCGGTCTTGGCGGTGCGCTCGCTGATCTGCGATTCGGTGTTTCGTCGCTCAAGCAGTGCCTTTTCGATGGCGTCAGCCTGGCCCATCAATCCAGCACTGCCAGAGCCGCGAAGCGCGGCAATGAGCTTGTTTTGATCCCCGCCCGAATCCTGGGCTGCGCGCTGTAAGGCGGTCCTGTCTGCCGCCTGCTGAGCTGTCGCGGCCTCGGCCAGCGCATTGGTCCGGCGCTTTTCTTGCAAGGCTAGGCGGTTTACCTCCCGCGCGTCTCGGTCGTCGTTGTACTGCTGCACCGATTTAACGGGCTGGGCGAAAGCTGCAAATACGTTTGCCATCTCAGCCCCCGAAGAAGTTGCCAGCAGCTGAAATCAGCTTGTTTGTCGTATTGGCCCAGATGTTCCCGCGATAGAGCGCGGCAGCGGCCGAGTTCTGGCTCTGATTTGAAATGGCGTTCCCAATGTTTGCGGTTGCGGCTTGGCCGGCCTGAGCGGTTTGTCCAGTGGCTGTCTGACCAATGCCGGAGAGCGCAGAAAGACGATTCAGCCGGTCTTGCTTGCGCTGGTAGGCCGCCCCGTATCCGCTGCTGCCGTAGTCAGTGCCAAAGCGCGCAGCTGCCTTGAGGGCCTGGCCGGAGATGCGTCCTCCGCCCGCTGCTACGCGCCGCGCAATCGTCTGCTGACCTTGATCAAGTCCGAACTGGTAGCCCGGGTCTTCCATGACCTCGGCAGATGTGACTGGCTTGTTGATGTCGCCGGCCAGCTGCTGCAGGGCATTCGCGCCAGTCGTGCGCCACGGCTCAAAGTCCGCGCGGGTCTGGTCGTACTGGCGTCGGTTCTCGGCAATCTCGGCCGCCGCGCCTTCGCGAATCGTCTTGTCTGCGCGTTTTGCGGCCTTGTCTTGGAAGACGCCGCCGATGATGTCACCCACAAACGACATAGGCGCCCTCCTGTTCTGTCTTGACGAATCCAATGCGGCCGATGAAGTCGCGCGGGCCACTCTCGCCCGGCAGCAGCGTCGTGCGCGTGCCGTAGGCCAGCATTTCGCGGATCAGCCGGCGCGAGGCCCACCGGCCGCGCCACTCGGGGACGATGCCCAGATGGATCACGCCGTCGCGGGCGAACAAAGCGCCGATGACGCGATCAGCCACCACCGCAATGACGCGCCAGCTCTCGCACGCGGCTCGGTATGCCGACTCGAAAGCCGGCATGCGGTCGCAATAGGCCAGCCAGCCGGCCTCGATGGCCTCCTGACGGCGGGCAGGGTCTAGGTAGATCATCACAGCGTCGTCCTATACCCGCTGACAAACGGTGTCAGCGATGTGGCCGCGCTTGCCTTGAGCTGCAGCGTGCCACCGGCCGGCACGGTCTGACCGATCAGGCCGGCGAGGATGGTCGGAGCTGCGCCGGCTGCGGGAATGCTCAGCGCCGAGATGACCTGATTCGCCGCGCCCGCAGTGCCGCCAGATGGCACGATGTAGGCATCCATCGTCACCGCGCCGGGCGTGGTGTTGTTGATCGTGGCCGCCGAGATTGTCAGCAGCGTGGTGGCATCAGGCACAGGCGAAGTCGCCCCAGCTACTGCCGTGGTCAGCTGGATGTTGTTGAAAACAACGACAGGAATGCGCTGCATGGCTTATCCGTAAAAAGTGGTTTCGTGGGCCAGGCTGACAGCCTGAGCGGCCTGCATCACGTCCGGCATCAGGGCGTCTTGCTGCGCACGCTGCATCACCATCTCGCCGCCTTGCAGAGCTTCGATGGCATTGCGCAGCGCGCCGATATGGGCGCCCATGGAATCCAGCCGGCCCGCCGCGTCATCAAGGGCGACAAGCAGCGCGTACAGCTCTGCATTCCCCATCGCATCGGTGCCGCCCACACGCTTGAACAGGTCGAAGAAGAAACGCACAAACTCTGGGTGCTGCATAACATCGAACGACTGCCCGCCGATGGTCACGCGACCAATCGGAACAGGCACCTTGGGCGGGGTGATCTTTGTCATGATGCGTCCACCGGAGCGCAATAGATCGTCGTCGGACCAGCGCCACGGCAGCGCAGGCGAAAGACGCGAGAGATAGCGGCTCCCAGACCCTGCCAGCGGATGCGCTCAACGCGCCGGCCAATGGCCCCCAGACTGCGCCGCAGCGGCGAGCCCCACACATAGCCACCATCGTTGGACAGCTCCAGCGTCATGTCGCCGCCGTTGCCTGTCGTGCATGACACCTCAACGCTGCGAAAGCTGATCGGCTCCATGCTGGCGTTTTGCATGTGCGGCCAGGTGCGCTCATAGCTCAGCAACTCGGAGCCGATGGCGTCCAGCGTGTCGTCAATGATGTAGAGCTTGTCGCCGACGCTGGCCAGGTGCCGACCGCCAGCAAACACGATCTGATCAGCCGGCCATTGCACCCACTCGCCATTGACCAGGCGGGCCTGCTCGTGCCACTGCTGGGTTGCCAGGTTGTAGACCCATGTCGTTGCGGTGCCCGGCATGTTGAGGCCCAGGAATTCGGCGCCGTCGATCTGGTAGGTCCACAGCACCGCGCCGGCTCGATCCGTCGAGTCCTTGATGGTCTGCTCGACTGCATCTGTGCTCACGCGCACCGGCTGATGGCCGCGCATTTCGTACAGCAGGCCTTGGCCGGTCTTGCTGCGACCCAGGAAAAACAGCGAGTCGGAAGTGGTGCAGGCCGCGCGCAGGCCAGCGCAGCCAACGTCGATGGGCGTGGAGTTGTAGCGGGTCAGCGGGAAGTCTGTCGAGCCGTCGAAGATCCAAACCTCGGTGCTGCGCCGATTGAACAGGTAAAGCTCCTGCTTCATCACCCGATGGGTGACGATGGGGTCAGGCTGGGCGTCCGAGCTGCTGAAGTCCAGCGCATCGAAGTTCGCGCCGTCATCAATGGCCGAAATGTAGAACTGGTCCGGCTGATCGTTGGGGACGAAGATGAACACGCCGTTCAGCTCATCCACCCAGCGCGAGCCGCGCCAATCGGGATCGATGATCTGGGAAAAGGCGTTTGTGGCGAAGGTGAAAACATAGCCGTTCGGGCCGTCCACGATCACAAGCTGAAACAGCCCGTTTTTCATGGCGACGAAGCCCGAAGAGCGGGCCAGCGTGCCGCGCTCGACGTAGCTGCCGTCCGCCGTGCTGAGCTCGTAGAGCTTCGCGCCGGCCACTACGAAAGTGCGCGCCGTTGTTTCGTCCGTCTCAATCACACCCCGCACATCAGCCGGGAAGGTCACGAACGCGCGCAGGCCCTCCACAGGCTCAAGCACAATCTGATTGGGCTCGGCGGGGCCATCAACGACACGCATGCGCCAGTTGATCGTGCGGCCAGCCGAGGCCTTGCGGTCTTTGGTCTGAGCGCTGGGGCCAATGGCTCCGGGGAATTTGTTGCCAGCCATGGTCAGCCGGCCAGGAACGCGGCGAGGCGGCCCGGCGAATTGGTGCTGCTGATGATTTCCGGCGAGATGGCCTGAGCGCCGATGCGGCGGCGCGAGGCGGCGGCCTTGGTGGCTGCGATCTGAAGCATCTGCGGGTTCAGGGTCGGCGCCATCACTTCGGCGAGCTGATCCGTGAAGGCCGAGGCGTAGCCTTGCGGCATCACGAACTCGGTATCAAGGTCAGTGAATAGCGAGGCCGCCTGCTTGGTGAGCAGCGTGATGACATGCGAGTTTGCGGCCGGGTACAGGTAGACCGTCGCCGCTCCATCGTGCGCATACTGCTGAGGGAAGGCGCCTTGCAGGTTCTTCAGGGCGATTTCCTGGTACTGTCCCATGGTCAGCGGGGACATTGGCTGATCAAGCCCTGGCGAGTAGCGAACGCTCGCGCCGATGATTTCGTCCCCCGGCAGCAGACCGGGCCAGGTCGCGCCCAGCGTGCCGGTCAGGCCCGTGATCGGCACCGAGTCAGTAAAGAACTCGCGCCACAGCAGGCCCTTGCTTCCGTTCCACTTGTCGAGGATGTAGTTGAGCGCGTCCAGGCACCGGCCAAACAGGTCGGCGTCTTCCTGCTCGCCCGGGCTCAGTCTATTCAGACCGAAGGTCAAGGCGTCTCGGATGATGGTGCGCGCTCGGGTCATCGATTACTGCGGTAGGAGCGATTGCAGCTTCGCCAGGCCGGATGCGTGGTGGTAGCTGATGCCTAGCTCTTTGAGCTTGGCGCGCACTTGGTCGATGTCGTCAGCATTGAATGCCGCACCGTCAGGTGCATCGAGGGGTTGCAGAGGAGAGGACTGTTCCTCGTTTCCCTGCGGGGCGGCAACTTCGCGCAGCGTCTTGCAGACCCAGGGACCGTAGCCCTCGCTGGATGCCTGCTCTTCTTCCGCTGCGCCTTGAACGATTCGTTGGTCGTCCAGCTTGTAGACGGCCTTCGGATATTCCTGGAATTCCATGCAATCTCCTATTGAAGAAGGGCGACCCGAAGGCCGCCCTTGCCATTACTCGCTGACGCGCGCCGCGTGGCCCGGCCGCACCTTGCTGAAGCCGTACAGAACGTCAATACGGGTGGACTCGGTGTCGGACTGGCCGTTACCGAAGGTCATCACGCGAATGGCGAAGTTGTCGGTCTTGAAGGTGTAGCCCTCGCACGAGGCCAGCACCGGCAGCGGCACGAAGGCGGCTGCGAAGGCGTTGCGCTGGAAGGTCAGGTTCTGACGCAGGGCGGCCGATGCAGCACCGAACATCGTGCAGGTCGCGCCATTGGCCGGGCTGGCGTTGACGGTACCCACCAGCGAGCTGGTCGTCGGCGTGATCGGCGGGTAGATGCCGATCGAGCCGGTCGTGCCGCTGGCCGTGAAGTCCGCAGTTACCACGAAGGTGCGCAGGTTCGCAGCCGGGTAGGCAGCACCAGTGATCGGATGCACCTCGCGCACAGCCGGGATCGTGAAGCTCGTGCCGCGCAGGATGGTCTGGCCGTTGGTCAAGCCGCCGATGTTCAGCGTCGATCCGGTTTGGCCGGCGCCGTTGATCGTCCAGCTCGCTTGCGTGCCATTGGTGTGCACCGGCAAGGATTGATTCTCGAAGAAACCGAAGCCCTGGGTGTTGCCCATCGTGCCGGTCGTGTACTGGTTCGACACATCAGGCCGGAACAGCACGCGGTCAGCGGCGACCATGTTGGTGTTGACATCGCTCGAAACCAGCGAGTAACGCATGCCGGTCGGCGCCATCTGGCGATTCATGGCGCCGCGCGCAGCCGCGAAGGGGGCGATGGTGGTCGGGACGGTGCCGGCAGTGCCCAGGACGGCGGGGATCTCGCGGTAGGCCTTGACCATCAGGTCAGCCTCGGTCACAGAAACCAGCGCCTGAATCGAAGGCTTCAGGAAGCGCTCCTTGAAGTCGGCCAGCTCCATCGCCTTCTGTGTGGCGGTGAAGGTCAGCGGCACATGCTTCTGGGTGTCAACAGTCAGGGTTTCGTAGGTTTCGACCTGATCGGGCGCTGAGCCACCGCCAGCGAACGATGCGCCGCTGTAGACCACAGGGGTCGGCGGGATCTTGATCTTGACCGAAGTGCCGGAGGTGTATCCCGACACATCGCGCCCGATGTCCTTCTCACGGTCGCGGTTGATGTGCTTGATGAAGGTGCCTTCTTCCTCAAACATCGCCGCAGCTTCGCGGGCGATCATTTGATGGGTGAGGATGGTGTTTGCCATGGTGCTTTGTCCTTACTTTCGGTTCGTCTGACGCCACTTAATCCATTGGTCGTCAGTCCATTTACTGGTGTCGGGCTCAGAGCTGGCTGCTGCGCCACTTGCGCGCGCCGGCTCGATGGGCTCGGGTGCTTTGCTGCGTTGCGGCTTGTCCCTGGCTTTCGCTTCCGCGAGCTTCAGCTCCAGCTTGGCGATTGCTCGCCCGGCTTGCACTGCGCTCATACGGCCAATGACCTCGGCTTCCGCGTCGTTGTCAGGGTCGGCCAGGTACTTAATGACAGCTTGCGGATCGTCGGCGGAGAAAATTGCATCAATGACAGGGGAAGGCTTGCCGCTGGTTAGCGCACCGCCTAATGCGTCATCGAGATCACTCGCCAAGGCCTCAAAGCCCTCTTCTCCAAGCTCCTTCTGCAGAGACTGCGCCACCTTCTGCATTTGCTCTATCTCGGCCTGCTGCTGCTTGAGCGTCGGTGCGAGCTTTGCGGCTTCGCTCTTGACCATCTCAGCCAGTTCAGCGCGAGAGAGCGACACGGTGTCGTCTTCGTCTTGCGGTGTGCGATTTGTAGCACCGGCACCCTCGCCTCTCAAGCGCGAAAGTTCTTGCCGGAGGTGTTCGGCCTCGGCGCGCGCCTCTGCGGCCTGGCGGGTCTTGCGGTCAATACCGCGCTGCATGCGCTCGCGTTCGCGCTGCTCGGGGGTCTTCTCGGGCTTGGCTTGCTCGTTCTTTGGCTCGCCGTCTTGCTCGGCTTGACCTTCCGTTTCCGGCTTGGCGGTTGCGAGCTGATCAGCGGTTGTCTGATCGCCCGCCACTGCTGCCGGGGCGGCAACTTCTGGCGATGCGGTTTCGAGGGTCATGTGCGTTTCCTATGGGTTCGCGGAGGGGATGGGAAATCAGGCGGCCAGGAACGTCCGCAGCGCACCGCGCACGCCCTGCGCCCAGCGGTTGACCAGGTAGCGAATGCCTTGCGGGTGCGGGTGCAGCTTGTCGCTGCTGGTGATGAGATCGTTGAACACCACGAACGAGCCGGCCGATGTAGAGAACGCACCCAGCGAGGTGGAGTCGATGTCCAGCGTCACCTGCGTGCTACTCGCAGCAGTGACCCGCCCCAGGATCCCGTTGATTGCGCAGCCCTGCACGCCATGGCACACCGCCGTGTCACCGACCGCAGCAGTGTTGGCGCAGGTCACCACCGCGCTGGCTGCGTTGGACACACCGGTAATGCTGCCGGTGCTGACCGTGCCGTTGAGCCATGGCCCGCTCGGGTCGGAGTTGACCGGGATGAATGCGGTCTTGCTATCGCCAAAAGCTGCTATCGCGTCGGCAGCGGCCCCTTCCATGTCGATGGCCTGCTGGGTGGTCATGCCCTCGGATTTCCATGTCCCGAAGAAGATGATGAAGGCATTGGGGCAGGCCGCACGGAACCGCTGCAGATAGCTCAAGATCGCCGCCGCCACCACGGCCCGGCTGTTGGCGTTGTCGTTGTGGTTGCCGCACACCACCAGGATGTCGGGGTTTGGGTCGGTGGCATCTGTCAGGCGTTCGCCGTGGGTGTATCGCGTGCCGCCAGCGGTCGTGACGAAGCCGCAGCTTCCCTTGGCGATGTTCCACACATCGTCAATGCCCAGGGCCTGCCCAAGCATCGAGGCCGCGTCCTGCCCTTGCGTGTAGCCGGAGTAAGAGGAGCCGGCAACGAACGAGTCACCCAGCACCACCATTCGCGGGCTGACCGGTGGCGCCCAGATCGCGTCCGCACGCTGAACCCAGACGCCCCGGAACTCCTCGGGCGTCGAGCGGCGCCAGTAGAGCTTGATCGTGCGCTGGCGCTTTTCCTTCCCGGTGAAATCGAAGACGATGAAGCTGCCGCCACCCGAGCCGATCAGCGGGGTGTCGCTGTAGAACTGCCCGTCGATCTCAATGAAGAACTTGCGCGAGCTGCCGATGGTGTTGGCATTCTCGACAGCGAACACCAAGGCATCCGTCACGAACGAGATGCACGGGTTGAAGTTGTCTTGACCCGGCGCGCTGGTCACCACGCTACCCGCCAGCAGCGTGGTCACAGCGGTGAAGATCACCCCGCTGGCCGACGAAGGTACGGCCTTGCCGCCGTAGTACGCAAAGGCCGATGCCTCCTTAATCGCTCGGTACTGCTTGGTCAGCGATGCGGGCTTGGTCGTGGTTGTGATCGTCGGGGCTTCCGAACTGGCGGCCGTTGCGCGCTGCACCTGGTTGAACTGCCACACGACGGTGCCGTCCACGATGTCCGCGAAACCCCGACCAGTTGGCCCACCCGAGCCGGCGCTGGTCCCGCTCGTGCGGCACACGTACTCAAACCCGCCTTGCTTGACAACCTGCCCGTTCACATACGCCGTAGTCGGCGCCCAATCAGGCACAACCGTCATCGGCACGCGGCGCGTCAGAGGATTCTCTGTCTGGGCCGCAATGATTCGGCGGTTGGCCTCGGCCAGCGCTTTCCCAGCCCCTGACACCAGCGCTTGAACAGGCGGCGAATAGGCCGGCGCCGTAAAGACCGGCGAGCCCGACTGCGCGGTGAACGTCACGGTTGTGCCGTCAAGCAGAGGCCCGATGTCCTCGCCTGCGCTCGTGGTGTTGCGCACCGTTCGCTGGCCGCTGGTGCCGGCCGGGCCGACCCAGGACACGAGCATTAAATCAGTGGCTCCTGTGCAGACGACGTTGACGAATTCCTGCGGCGAAACCGTGGTGTAGGTGGCCGATTGCGGCGCTGCGAGAGTAGGCATCAGATTTGCTCCTCGCCCATCTCGGGCATGGGTTCGGGTTGTTCAATCTCTCCTTCGCCGAGGTCGCCGGGCAGCGCCTGCATTTCGTAGGACTCGGGCATCTCGGCCGGCTCTTGCGGCTCTTGCGGCTCGGATGCTTCATCGCCAAGCGGCGCCGGGCTGGTGAGCATCGTGTTCACGAGGTCGGCGACGATGGCCTTAATCTGTTCCTCGTTTGCGCCCGTGACCTTGAGGCGGTTTGTCTCGGCCTCGTAGGCCTTGATTTCGTGCTCAGCCTCTTTGGCGTTGAGCTTGTCGTTCGCCTCGTCGGCGTCCTGCTGGGCCTCTTGCGCGATCTGCGTGGCCTCTTGCAGCGCAGCCTTGAGCTGTTCGACCTGAGCCATGAGGTCGGCGGTCGTGGGCTGCTTGCTGGCGCCTGGGTTGAGCACGGCTTGCACTTGCGGCGGCGCCATGGCGGTCAGCACCTGAGCCAGCTTGTCGGCGTTCGGGAAATCGAGCGTCTGAGCCCACAGCGGACCCACGACAGGCATCATTTCCGGGTTAGCCCGGATCATCTCGGTCAGGGCTGTGCTTGTCTCTTGGCGCTGCGTGGCGTAGCTCGCGCCGACCACGACGCGAACGTCATACTTGCCCACGTTCGGGTTGATGACGAGGCCATCCGGCGTCTCTCGCAGCGCGTCATCTTGCTGCGGATCGACCGTCACCGTGCCCGGCGTCATGTCGATGCCCAGGATGCGAACCTGACGCTTGGTGTCGATCAGGCGCGGCACCATCTCAAGGCAGAGCTTGCCGACCTGGCCGATAGATGCCGCAAGGTGCGCCGGGAAATGCGCCGTGCTAGCCTCGCCCTGCTGCTTCTGTGCGTCATAGGCCACGCCGCTGGTCGCGTTGCTCTGCTTGCCGATGTTGGCCGCATACATGCCGAGAGCGGCTTGGATGTCCTCGCGGGCCTGCAGCGCGCCGGCCATATGGTTTTGTAGGTTGATCGCAGGCTGAATCCGGGTCGGAGCACTAATTGGCCGCCCCTCTTCGTCCATGTCGTGGTAGGGCAGGAAAGCCCGACTTTCTACCGATGCGCGATCCATCAGGCGTTTGATGTTCTCGTCGCCGCCAATCGCGCGAATCGGAACCCACCACGGTGCCTTCGCGGCTTGCATCTGCAAGATCCGCATCTCGCTCATGTGGAAGTTGTAGGCTTGCTGAGGGGAGCGGCCACGGCGCGGGATGCCGCAATACTTCATGCGGCCATCGCTGAAACCGACATAGCCATACACCGGCACGATGCCGATGCCGCTTGCTGGGTACTCGACACGCTTGCTCAGCTCGGCCGCGCCGCTCAGCTTGCGCCAGTAGACAATGCGGCGCTTGTCGGTGTACTGGCCGATGTATTCCAGCTGGCGGCCCTGCTGCTGAGCCTGCCAAAACTCGTCCTCCGTCATCGACACCTCGCCGCCCTGAGGATCGGCGCAGATGATGATGTTTGTCTTGCGGTCCTCGGCGCACCATTCTTCGGCCACCAGCACCGATTCGCGGTCGTCGTTGACGTACTTCTGTTCGTCGTCTCCGAAGCTGATCTTGGGCTGCTTGGCGCCGAACTGGCGCTCAAACTCGCGGTGACCGTATGGGGTGATCAGGTAGCCGAAATTGGCGTCTGAGCCGTCAAGCTCAACGCTCCAGGGATCAAACACCACACGGAGCGGATCACCCTCGCTGCTTACGCGCGGCTCTTGCCAGTTCAGGGCGCGGTCGGTGTACTCAGGCCTGACGATCAGGTAACCGACACCAGCCCGGGCCGCCGAAGTCAGCGCCCGCGAGTAGTGCTGCTGGGCGCGGCTGACGTGCTCGATGTGGCGGAACAGGCCGTCATACTGCTCTGCGACCTTGATGTCAGCGCCGCCGCCTGCCGGGATGGCGTGCATCGCTGGCGGCTGTTGCTCAACCTGGCCCGACACGTTGGAGACGTACTGTCCGGTTTGATCGAACACCAGGCAGGGCCGCGCGCCGCCTGGATCACCCTCTCGCTGCTGCCTCTCGCGCTCGTCCCATTGCTTGGGGTTGCTCGGGTCCGAGAACTCAAGATCCTCCCGGATCTGCTCGCGCTGATCCCGCGTTGCATCAAGTGCCTCGCGGTATCGCTTGCCTGATTCCTCGACTGATTGCGCCATCGCCGCGCATGCTCACGGATACGGCACATGCGCTCAAGAGCGAAAGTTCTCACAGGCGTGCGCCAGAGGCTGCCGAGGTGCTGAAGTCGGGGGCTTTGCCGCGCCCCATCATTGCCCGGCGCGCGCCCTCGCAGGCATAGCGCAAGCTGTCGATCACATGGTTATCCTTGTCGGCCAACTTCGGCAGGATCTGCCCGGTCAACGGGTCCGTCTCATAGCTGTAGGCGCGCAGTTCCTCTATCGCATGCAGGCATCGAGGATGAACAACGATGTCAAACGACTGGAGGAACGACACGCCCTCTTCCAAGCTGCGCGCACCCTTGATAGCTGCCAGCATCTTCGGGAAGCCGTGGCGCTGCATGTAGCTGATCGTCTCGGGTCTGGCGCTGTCGGCCGTGGTTGGCCAGCGCTCAGACTCTGGCACTGTGCCAAACAACTGGGGAAGGAAATCCACCTCACAGCCGACACGATAGGCCTCGTGGATCACGTACAGCGTGCGGCCTACGATGGCGCACTGAACAAGCACGGACGGGTCAATGCTGAAGCCCCAATCAGCGCCCTGACGCAAGATCCAGGCGGGGTCGGTGTCGAACTCCTCAATGCGCCAGTTCTTGAAGACGCGCGCCTCGCTGTTCTGGCGGTATTTGCCCAGCCACACATGCGCGTACTTGTCGGGATCGCGGCCTCGGTCGTATTCCATCTCGGCGCGCAACTCGTCTGGCAACCATGGGTTGTCCATGTAGTTGACCTCGACCACGGCCGAATCTGGCGGCGGCTGATCGCCCCTCAAAAGCTTGTCGATAGGGTCGCTGGCTTGGTCGGGGTTCCAAGCAAACCACATTTGCGATCCTGGCTTTCGAATCGTCGGGCGTAGCAGTGTCAGGCTCTTGTCCGTCGCAGCCTGGGCCTCTTCGAACATGGCGCGGTCAAAGCCCTCCAGCGACTTGATGGAGTCGGCTGTGTGATTCTGCATGCCCTCGAAGATCGTCACGCCGCCGCGAGTGGTCAGTATTCGCCGGTCTTGCACATCAAAGTACGCGCCCGCGTTGTAGGTCTGGATCTTGGATTCAAGCAGCTTCTTGACCGAGAACTCCAGGCTCTTCAGCGTCTCGCGCAGACAAACAACGTCCAGTTTCTCGGCGACGTTCTCCCGCAGCCAGCGCTCGCCGAAGTAGTGCGACTTTGCCGAGCCGCGCCCACCGTGCGCGCCGATATAGCGGTGCGGTCCCTCCAGCGGCAGGAATGCCTCGGCGATCTTGATGCGGAGCTCGCTCACTTGGCCTGCACCACTTCAACGACGATCTTCTGAAAGAACTCGCCACCCTCACCCGGCCCCTTGACAGTCATTGGCAGAGTCTTGCCTACCAGCGTCAGGAAGGCGCTAGCAGTCTTCGGGTCGGATGCTCGCTGTGTCAGATAGCTGACGCCGCCAGCGTTGTCCAGAGCCTGCAGGATCATGTCCTTAAGCTCGGCCGTGACCTTGTTCTTAACGCCTTTCGGCCTCCCGGGCCCTGCGCCCTTTGCTGCCGCTCCTGTTGGTTTCCTCTTGGTTTTGATAACCATTACGCCACCTCTTCTTCCTTTGCCCGCAACCGGACAACATGCTTTACCTCAACAATGCCCGCCTCTTTCAGTCTCTCGACCGCTGAGACTGCAGCCCGGTACTTCACATCGAAGGTCCGGCATATCAGTGGCAGGTTCAATTCCTGACCCGGATTTTCGGCAAGCCAGGATTGCAGCTTGTCCACGAGGCTGCCTTGGCGGACTGGGATTCTGTTCATGTGCTTTCCTTCTTCAGCGCATTGGCTCGCGCCCTGTCAAGCTGCCAAAAGTTGGCGAATCGTTTCATTCAGCACCTCCTGCTCATCAAGCTTGTAGACGGCCCAAATGCGGGATTGGCCGTGAATGCCGTTGAACGGCCCACGGTGGCAGTCGGCGCAGAGCGGGATGCTGGTGAACCACTGGCCCTGCTTGAGTTCGTGCGCCTCGCTGGGTCCGCTGGCCTCACACACGCCGCAGGGCATTTCCTTGATGCGGCCGACATGCTCGCGCTCGGCTTTTGTCATGCTGGGCTTGTTCTTACTCTGCATGGCTCACCTCCACCCGGACGAACCCGCCCTGCTCTGCGGCCTTGCTGATCGCAATGGACCACCGCGAGTCATCGACGCCAAGCACGTCAGCCAGGCCATCAAGCCCGGCCTTGCAGCTGGCCAGCAGGTTGTCCAGATCGCGGGCGCGCTTGTCGGGCGGGACGAACACTAGGCGCACGGTCAGGGCGTCGACCAGCAGCCGGCGCGCGCCCTGCTCCAGCGCTGCCCCAGCCCATGCGGCGCGGAGCTTCTTCTTCGCCTTGGCTTTGCCCGACCAGTGGCCGCGCCAGTTGGGGGACAGCTCTCGCATGACGGGCCAGGGCATGGTGAGGCTCAAGGGCTTCATGCCGGCTCTCCCTGCTCTTCACGGCGCCTAGCTGGCGCTGGCTGACCGTCTCGGCCCAGCGATGTCGGCGACCACTTGATGTCGTGGCGCGCACCGAAGGCCCACGCCAGTTCCATCAGGTCGGACAACTCGGCCTTGGTCATCTTGCTGGTGCGCTGGCCCAGCATCACCCAGCCGCCGTCGATGCCGGCTGCGACGCGCTGCTCTTTGCGCAGGCCGGCGGTCAATATGTCTTTCCACTCCTCCGGCGTCAGTAATCCGCTCACGCCATCGACGGGCCATGGCAACTGCTTACTGAGGTCGGTGAGGATCGACCAGAGAATGCTGTTTTGGTACGTCGTGCGGGTGGACTTGCGGGCCTCCAGGCTGATCTGGTTGCCGGCGACCATCATTGCCTTGCACCACCTCCAGACGCGCAGCATCTCGGGGTGGGCCTGCTGGGGGTTTTGCAGTTCAGCGGATAGGCGCTCGTCGGAGTTCATGCAAACGCCCTCGCTGCGCAACTGGAGGCCGGCAGCTGATCGCGGCCGGGCGGCACGGCACTGAAAAAGCGCGGCATGGTTGCCGGGTCGACATAGAAGCGCGGCTTTGGCGGCTCGGCCTTGGTTACCTTGGCCTGGCTCATGTCGGCCGGACCAGGGAGATGCGCCACGCCGGCCCGCTGCGGCACTTTCTCGGCCGAGCGGCGCTTGTGCAGCATCTCGGCGATAGCGTTGTCGCGGCGGGTCTTCGGCTTCGGTGGCGTGCGGTCACGCTTGGCGGTCTTGACCGTCACGGGCTTGGGCGCCTTGGGTGGCTTCGGAGGCTTTGGCGGCTTTACAGGCCGGCCTTCGGCTGCTGCTTTGGCACGGCGTTTCTCGGCCTCAGTCGCCCGCCACTTGATCTGAAACACTTTGCGCCGCTCGGCCAGCGCCGTCTTGTATGCCGCGTGAAAGGCATCGCGCGCCGCCCGATCTTTGAACCAGTAGGCCTCGGGATTCTTGGCGCCAATCGCGCACTTTGCGTTGCAAAGCTCGCCGGCCTCGATCATTTTGTACAGCACCTTCATCACGTTTCGGGTGTGGCTGTAGCCAAGCGCCGAATAGAGATGCTTGGTCGTGGTGCCCTTGTCGTCAATAGCGGCGAGGACGACTTCGCGCAACTGCTCATGGGTGCGGCGTTGGATTCGGGTGTCGCTCATTCAAAACCTCCTTGACGCTTTTTCGTCGTTTGGAATTCATCAATGCTCTGGGTGGACTCGGTCCATGTCTGGGTGGCGCCGTGCAGGTTCAGGACCACAGCCCCGCGCTCGCCGTCGCGGTTCTTTGCGATGTCCAGGCCGATGGGGCGGATCTGTGCCGAGTCGTCGGTCTCCAGGGGCCACAGGAACGCAATCACATCGGCGTCCTGCTCGATCTCGCCGGAGTCGCGAAGGTCGCTCATCTGCGGCCGGCGGCCTGGCCGAGCGTCAACGGCACGGTTGAGCTGGGACAGTGCGATGACGGCCATGCCCTGCTCTTTCGCGAGGCGCTTCAGTGCGCGGCTGATCGCGCCGACTTGCTGGGTCCGGTTGTCGCCCTCGCCTTCGCTGAGCTGGATGTAGTCCAACACCAGCAGCTTCAGGCCCTTGACGGATCGAGCCTTGGCGCCGATGGCCTGGGGCGTCAGCGCCGGCTCGTCGTCAACATGCAGGCACAGGCGGCCGAGCTTGTCGATCCCATCGCTAACGCGGCTCCACTCGTCATCGGACAGCTTGCCGGTCTTGATGTGGCCCATGCTCACGGCCGACTGCGACGACAGCGCGCGCCTGGCGATGGCAACGTCCGGCATTTCCTGGCTCAGGATCAGTGCCGGGTGATCGTCGGACGCGAACCGCTTGGCGATCTGCAGCGACAGGCTTGTCTTGCCGACTGACGGCCGGGCGGCAAGGATCACGACATCGCCGGCGCGAAGCCCGCCAGACAGCCGACTATCCAGCCCTGGGATACCAGTGCGCCAGAACTCCTCACCGCCGTCCGCCGCATCGTTGATCGCGTCGATAACCCGGCAAAGGATGTCCTGCATCAAGCGCGGACCCTTGCGACTGTTCATCGCATCGGCCCCGGAGAACAGGCCCGCGATAATGTCTGCCTTCTCGCTCAGGGTCTTGTCGCTGGCCGCGATCTCGTGGACCTGGTCTGCCTTCGCCACCAGACCGCGCAGGATTGCCCGCTCGCGGACGATCTCCGCGTAGCGCCGGATGTTCCTGGCGCCCGGCACGCTGCCGGCCAGCTCGTTCAGGTAGGTCAGGCTTCCGTTCTCGTCCTCGTCGCCAGTCCGGCGCAGCTCCTCTAGCACGGTGACGACATCCGCCGGCTTCATGGAGTTGATCAGGCGCCCGATGGCATCGAAGATCAGCCGATGCTCGCGCCGTGAGAAGTCGTCAGCCTTCAGCAGGTCCGCGACTCGATCCCATGCGCTGTTGTCGACCAGCAGCGCGCCGAGGATGCTCTGCTCGGCCTCGATGGAAATGAAGGGTTGTGCGTCTCTCATGCGGTGTCCGCCGTCTTCTCAATCACGTGTCGTTTGCCCTTCTCGGTCAGGAGAAAGTCGAAGTCGCAGCGCCAGTTGTCATGCCCCTGGCCTGCGCTGCGGCGGCCCATGAGGAAGTCATTTGCTTTGGCGCGCTCGAAGTAGTTGCCGATCCAGGTCAGCGCCTGGTCTGCGGTCTGGGCTCGCGGGCTGCCGTCCGATTTCTTGGAGGTCAGCACCCAGCGCCAGAATCCGCGCATGGCCTTCTGCCTTGAGTCGGACATGACCTTGACGGCCGGCAGCTCTGGCAGCGCTTCGTGGTACAGCCTCACGATGTCGTCATGAGGACAGTTCGGCAGCTGCTGGTCGGCCTGCCGACGAGAACCGTTAGGTTCTTCTGTATTACTGGTTCTGGTTCTGGTTCTGGTGTTGAACTCACTGTGGAGTCCTTCGTCTGTCACGCGTGACGCGTCAGTGACTTCATTCGGAGTGGGCGCAGCGTTCGCCTTCGCTGCGCGTGACTTCGCCGCTCGTTGTGCGTCACTCATGCGCTTGTCGATCATCGCCAGCACGCGCTCGGTGATCGTCTCGTGATAGAGGCGGCCATCATCTGCAAGCACCCATCCACGCATCAAGACGGCTTTGTGCTGCGCGAAAAGGCTTGCATCCATGTCCAGCAGCAGCGACAGCAACTCGTCGTCATTGGGAAGGCTTCCGCAAGGTGTTTGCTCCCACGACTCAGCCCAGAGCAGCAGCAGACTTGCGCGAACGAACCCGGTGCGGGCGCGGAGCCAGGTGTCTGACTTCTTCACCTTCTCCATGTTCAATTCAAACCGCCAGCCCTTTGACAGGGTGTCGGCCGGGTATGGCGCCGGAACCCCCATCACAGCCCCATTTCTGCCGCAATGGCTGCGTGCGCTGCGTCGATCTGAGCGAGGCTTGCACCCGGGTGGCTACCGACCCATTCGGCCTTGCGTTTCAGGAGCGCCGAGAGCGCGTCAGGGCCTCCCTTGCGGTCGTGCGGCTCTGGGTCTTGGTTCAGCAGCAGCTCCCCGCCCCAATGCGGCAGCTTCGGCGGCGTGTAGTCCCGCGTTTGGAGCTTGCCGTTTATCTCCACCACTCCAGGGGCTACCTGGCGCGCGGGAGCTGGTGGCGGTGCTGGCTTGGCGGCCTTGGTGCCGGTGAGGTCAAGGGGCTTGTCTTGAGCTTCGGGGGTGGTGCGCATCAGGCCTCCAGAAGGCTTGTTTGCTGAGCCGGCGTGGCGGGCTCTGGCGTGAATAGGGCTGTTTGGCGCTGGGCCTCTTCGATGCGGCGACAGGCGGCCTCGAACATCACCGGGTCGATCTCAATGCCGAAGTACTCGACGCCTCGGGTGTTAGCAGCGATAGCACTGGACCCGCTGCCCATGTGCGTGTCGATCACGCGCTGGCCAGCCTCGGCATAGTTGTCGAGCAACCATTCGTACAGCGCTACGGGCTTCTGTGTCGGGTGAATGCGCGATTCGTTCTTTGCCTTGTTGCCGCCATACTGGCCCTGGTGCATGCCGTTCCAGACATAGCGGAACACTCGCACGGCGCAGTCCATCGAGCAGTAGGCAAGCTCGGCATCCGCAAAGGTGCTAGCTCCGTTGAGCTTGTCCCAGACGATCCACCCCGGGCCGTCCGACTTGAAACGGTCAGCGAAGTGATTGGCGCCCCAAATGATCTGATGGCGACTGATTCGCCGCAGCGCCTCGAAGTAGTCGGTGCCCGGTACCGACCACACAGGCAGCGAGTCGTAATGCTTGGCGCGCTGAACGCCAAGGCTTGAGTAACCCCGGCCGTAATAGCCCGACTTGTTGGGGCCGTCGAAATACGGCGGGTCAGTGACGGCCAAGTCAAACGACCGTGCGCCAAACTCTTGCATTACCTCCAGGCAATCGCCCAGGTACAACGTCGCATTCCCGATAACGACTTTCTCAAAGCTCATGCTGTTGCCTCAGATCAGCTCCAGCTGCGCACGCGGCAGCCGGACGGGGTTTGCGGGGTTTTTCGTCCTTGAGCACAGCCGGCGTGGGCCGTGCTCAAGAAGGCCGGCCGCGATCAACTCATTGACCCGACCGCACACAGACTGAAGAGGAATGCCGGCGCGAGCTGCTATCTCGGCCCGGGTGTGGTCTGTGCGCTCGCCGATCACTCGCATGACAGCGGCTTGACCCTTGGACAGGTCACCCACAGTCAGGGAGCGGTAGGCGTAGATTGAGGTGTCGGCGACGGTCATGCTGAGGCCCTCATGGTTGCTTCGATGAAGACGCGCGCCGCTTCGGCGTCGATGGCATTTCCATAGGCGCGCAGGCGTCCCACGCGGCAGGGAGCCTCATCAACCAGCGGGAATGAGCCGGGTTCAACCGGCCGGGACTTGCCGTCAACGCACCGGACCCAATCGACAGCCGAGCTTGCATGGCCAGGCTGATCTGCTTGTTGCCAGCCGCGATCCGCTCCAGCACCTTCGGCAGCGTGGCGTCGGTCTTTTCGCCATCCGTGGCGGCTGGACTTCGCCACCCAGTACGCCCGCTTTCGGACGTGGTGAGCGCGGACGGCTGCAGCAGGGAATACGACCGCCCCGAAGGCGTAGTCCAGCGCTTCCACGTCATGGCACACGCGGTCGATCCAGGGCTTGGCAAGAGGGCTTGCAACCTGTTCTCCAAGGACTTCTGCAGGGCCACGCTCGCGGATGAGGTGGCACCAGCTCGGCCAGAGATCCCGTTCGTCAGAAAACCCAGTTCCCTTGCCTGAGACGCTGAAAGGTTGGCACGGACAGGAACCGGTCCAAACAGGTCGGTCATCTGGCCATCCGGCGCGCCGAAGGGCGTAGCTCCAGACGCCAATGCCGGCGAAGAAATGGCATTGCGTGAAGCCGGCGAGGTCCGAGGGGTGTACGTCCTCGATGCTTCGCTCATCAACGACGCCGGGCGCGATGTGTCCGGCAGCAATGAGGTTTCGGAGCCACTGAGCAGCATATTTGTCGAACTCGTTGTAGTAGGCTGTCATTCAAATCAGCCCAGCGCAGACGATTTGCGAATGCGGCCGGTCGTGGCGATCTGGGCATCGCTGCGGGAGCTGAGGCCGTGGATCGTTCCGGTGTTCCCTCGCGCCACCTGTTCCTCGCGCTGCTTCGTCGCGGTCTGGCGCTTGGTCAGGCCGTTTTTCATCGGGCCGAATTCGGACCAGTCAATCGAGCCCTTGAAGTTGGGATCGAAGGCGGAACCGGGGGTGATTGCTGGCATGGTGTTACTCCGTTGGGTTCGATACAGCACAGACCTGGGCTGGCTTTGGGGCTGACACTTCGGCGAGGGGAGGCCGTGCGGGCTTGCCACGCGAAGCGATGAACTCAAGGTCCGTCTGGTCGCGCTTTTTCATGTTGCAAGACACGCATGCGGCGACGAGGTTTGATTGCTCGCTACCTCCCAAAAGTGCGCGCGGCATCTTGTGCTCGATGTGCCATTTGCCATCAAGCGATAGGACGGTTGAGCAGTAGTGGCACTTCCCATTCGAGGCAGCGAAAACAGCAGCACGCCTACGAGGAACCTTCTTTGCCACAGTCGCCGACTCTGCCGCGAACTTTGCCCGCCGCTCTTCCCAGGCCTTTGCTTTGGCCGCCTCTGCGATGGCCTTGTTCGCCTCAACCTCCGCATGGAACTGAGCCGACCAGCCCGCAAAAACAGAAGGGCCAATTCGCTGCAGGACAACTCTCGAGAGGTCAATTGCCTCGGCCTTTGTCCCCTCCCTGGCAAGCATCAGCCCTGATGAACTCTCCATGACAAGGTAGGTCGGAACGTCAAGGCCGGTGTAGGTGCTGTTGTATGAGCAAAGGCTAAAACCAGCCGCTCCAAAGACGCCGCCGATCATCGGCTTGCGCCTGATGTGAATATGGGCATCAAGCAGGAGGTGACTTGCTTTGAAAAGCATCACGCGAAGCTCTTCAAGGAATTCCGGAGTCAATCTCATGCCGCCCTCGCTCGCTGCATCCGCTCCAGCATCGGCAACGCCGCAGCGAGAGTCTTGGTTGCGTTGTCGATGACCGTGGTGAGGCGATCTTCCTCGCCTGAGTTAGTGAGGGGCCTAGGCGCCTCGTAGCCAACAGATCCGGAGATCCAGTGGAATGGCGCGTGAAAGCCCTTCTCTTTGGCCTTGCGCAGGATGAACATGGCTTCGCTCATGTCCAGGCGCTCGGAGCGCGAAGGGTTCAGGCAGTCCAACAGCCGCGTGCGCGCACCGTCTGGCGTCTTATCTGGCCAGAGAGCGGCGCCGACCTGCTTGGCGCCGCCGAGGTGCTGAACCGCAGCCGTAAGGGCCTGTTCTGCACTCTCGTAGAAGGGCATTTCAGCTTGCATTACCGAGGGCTCCCGAGTTTTTCGGAAGCCTTCGGATGGGCTTCGCGAGTGAAAAAAAAGAGACTTGATGCCATGACGAAACGATCCGACCCCGCAATCCACACCTGGGCCGCAGCCGCAGTCGCCGCAATGCTCCGGCGCTGCACGCTCAGCGCAGCAGCAAAGCTGGAGAGGGATGCGGTTGCGCTGCGAGCGGTGGCGAAGGGGCGGCTGTGATGCATGGCGTGGGGTGCTTAAGCCTCGGGCGGCAGGGAGTGCTTGATGTCGTGCAAGCGCTGCTTCAGCTCGTAGCCCATCAGCGGCCAAATCTTGTTGACTGCGGCGGCGCGGGCGATCTTGCGGCCGAGGTCGGCATCGAAGTTCTCGGGGCTGGCGCAGGCCGACTCGCCGGTGACGGTGAAGCCGTTGTTCAACACCAAGACGCAGAAGGTCAGCAGTCCCAGCGCGGTTTGCTCGGATTGGCTGGGCGAGCAGCCGGCCGGGTGTTTGTCGCCGCCGTTTTTGTACGCGCCGAGGACGCCATCCGCAGCCGTGAAATAGCGTTCGCTGGCGATGTTGTTCTCGATGTCAACCGGCGTGACTCGCGGGGCGGTCAGGCCCTTGGCGACGATCTCAGCTTCAATGGCGGCATCGTCAGAGCGGGGAGATTGCACGTTGTGCATGGTTTGCCTTTCGGGCTGTTGAGGGAATCAGTAGGGGTCGCGGTTATGCAGATTGGTCAGAGGACCGCTGGCTTGCTCTGCTCTATGTCCCGTGGGTCCAGCGTGCTTCTGCAAATGCCGGGGGAGACCGGCGCATCGCTGGCGGGCCCCATCTGCAATGGGGACAAGGGGGAAGTGATGGGCGCGCATGGGTCAGGCCCCGATGCGCTGATTGCTCGCGACACGCCAGTCCATGGCGTACTGCTTGAGCATGTCCTTGCGCTTGTCATAAGCGATGCCTCGGCCAATCAGGACGGCGTTGCGCTCTTCAAGGTGCGCCAGCAGAGCCAGCTCGTCGGCGCCGAGGGCGTCACGGTCAAGCGCTTTGAATTCGCCAGACAGCAGCGAGTTCACCAGCCGGGCCTCGTTGCTGAAGTGGTAGCCGACCGTATCCTTGCCGGCATCGGCCCGGGTCATCTGCAACATGGCAGTCATGACCTTGAAGCTGGCGGCGGACTCGTGGCGCAGCTTGCGCCAGTCAGCCTTGCCGCGCAGCAGGGCATCTATCTGGATGTCGCACCAGACCGCGAAGCGCGGATCAAGCCATTGAGCAAAGCGGACCGCCAACTTCGGATGCAGCCAAGTGCCTCCACCCGCTCCGCGCTTGGTTTTCAAATACCCCTTTTCGGTGGTATTCGTCATCTGGCACAGGGCGGCAATGTAGTCGCGGGTTTCGTTGGTCTTGAGCCAGACATCAACACGGCGGCCAAACTTGCCGGCCGCCTCGGTGGCGTTGAACCACCCATCGTCCTGATAGGCGATGGTGTGCCCCTGGTATTCAAAGGTGACGATGCTCATTCAAGCCTCCGCCTTCTGCTTGGAGGGCTTGGAGCGGCTGCGCTTGGCCCGGAGGATGGGTGCCTCGCTGTAAACGTCGTCCAGCGTGCATTCAAATCCGCGTTCTCGCGCCAGCTCAGCAACTCGACGGGCCAGCTCAGGCTTGAGCGTGAACTTGCCCAGCTCATAAGTGCAGATGCTCGACTGCTCGGAGCCAATCGCCTGGGCGAGTTGTGCTTGAGTCAGGCCGAGCTGCTTTCTGATGTGTCGGATTCCATTCATGCGCCAATTATGGAGGCGCTAAATAATTCCGTCAACAAAAATTATGGAGGCGTTGAATGATGCGGATTGAGGGCGCTGATAACTTCGCCGGCATGAATGCGCCAAAGAGACAGCCGCCCACGGATGAGCATCGCCGCGAGGCCGCAGCGCTCCATGCGCTGTGGCGATCAAGCAAGCCGCGCCTCAAGGATGCCGGGATTCACACCCAGGCAGATATAGGAGAGCGCTTCGGCATCGGCCAGCAAAGCACCGTGGCCGCCTACTTGACTGGCAAGGCGGCGCTAGGCCTGAAGGCGGCGCAAGGGTTCGCCCTGGCCTTCGGCTGCAAGGTGGCCGACTTCAGCCCGCGCCTAGCGGCTGAGCTGGAGGCGATTCGCGTCTCAGCGGCCAGGACGGAGGGTGGTCTGGCTCTGGGCATTGGCCCCGAGGGTCAAATGCTGGCACGGGCCTTTGAGGCAGTCCCCGACCACACCCCAGAACTGGCAGCTAAGCGGGATATTCTTCTTGGCAACCTGCTCGCCTTGATTGATGTTGCCCGGCACGGGAGCGCCGGTATCCATGCACCAGCGCAGCCTGCTCTACCCATTCCCGCGCCTGCTGCTCTGTCAAAAACGCAGCCTTAAGTACGCCGACCTGAAGCGCCAGGCGAGCGTAGGTTCTGAACAGCTCTATCTGATCTGGGCCGACAACCAGAGCCGTTGGCAGCTTCTCGCGGCCAGTTGCTTGGGCCGCCGCAAAAAGCCGATCCGGCGAGATAAGCACCTGCGCGCTGTAAACCACCACCTGCCCTGATGCCCCGCGCTGAGCGGACAAGTCCTCAATTGACCGGACGATCTCACCAACAGCTGTTGCGACCACAAGGCCGCTGACACGCGCTACGGTCGTGCCCCTATCTGACTGGCACGACACCATTGCCGCACCACAAGTTAACGTAAACATATTTGGCCCTGGATGGCGTCTCTGCGCCCTGCTGTCAATTATGTTGACGGCCTTTACCCTGACCTGACGCATCACCCCCGCGAACAGGCGGGGCGAATACCCCTAGAAAATTTCGCATCTTTTTATGGAGGCTGTTCATTTTTCCATTGACAGCTTTATGGAGGCGATTAATAATACATCCATCGCACCAAACAAGGAGCAGACGATGGAAAAAGCCGGCAAGCCCAAGAAGACCAAAGCAGATCCTGCCGAGGTCATCACCTCTTACAAGGGCTTTGACAAAGACCTCAA